GGATGTGCTCCAAAGCAGTCATGTATACGAGTAATCTCAAAGCTTTCCTCGGGGAGTTCAGCAGCAAACTTCTCAAGCATCTCCCTAGAAACGAAAGCAATGTTATGCTCGTCAAGCAGGTCAATGATATGGAAACTGATGTACTTGAATTCATCAGCCAACTTCAACAGCCTTGACAGCTCCTCATCCTTCTTCCGACCAAGGATAGGCTTCTTAGTGATTTCCGCTCCCTTTTCCAGATAGGAAACAATAAGTTCCTTCTGTTCGGGAGTGTAAGAACACCTCGAACTCATCTCACGGCAAACAAAGCCGTCAACTGAGTGCGTGATATTCGGACCAAGAGACTTGTTTCTCTTCGGATTGGCTCCAAAGCCCTTGACAGAACCTTCAATCTCTTCACCAAGGAAGACAGTACTCCAAGGAGTGCTCGTCTTCACATAGCACTGAGTTCTGGCACCATCAGGGAGATACCAACGAAGAAGTTCCCAGTCATCCTTCCACTGGTTCGGAAGACTGAAGATGTGTTCGAAGGTGGGATACCCACACAAGTATTCCTTTAACTTGTAGAACTCATCCTCGCCAAGGATTTCCTTGGCATCAAGTTCTCCTGCATAAAGAAGAGGAACCATGCAGAGCTTCATAACGAGTCTCTCCATATTCCGTTCCTTAGCAAGGAAGGAGTAAATGTCTGTAGGCTTGTCACCAGTAACTCCAACCATGCCCATCATAACCTTGTCATGCAGGCAGGTTGACTGAATGCCAAGACCAGAGCAGACACCATCTTGTCCAACAATGATGCCAGTTTCCATATCAGGATTCTTCTGCCACTCCCTGTAGCAGTAAATCAAAGCCTGAGCCTTGATTGGTTCAGATGCCGTATACTGCATCCTGAATTCCTCAGGATAGGTATCGTCTGCCTTACGGGCAGTAGCAATAGCTTCCAGTTCAGACTCATGTTCAGCAAACCACTGAAGCTTTGCTTCATGGAGACACTTGTCTCCAGAGACTCCGTTGATCTTCGGGCTGATGGCATTAACAATGCCAATCTTGAGCCAACGAAGACCTCTCTTGGTCAGCTTGTGCTTCCTGGCAAACTTGAGCAGGGCCTTGTCCTGATCCGTACCCTGTTCATTCACCTGATGACCCTTGCAGTAAATGCGAATACGACTATCATCAAAGTGAGTGAGCCAGAAAGTGGTGATACCACATTTCTCAAACTCTTCCTGAATCCTGTTCAGTCTGAACATACGAGTCTTCCACTGACGGATAGCTTGACCAACATCAGGTTCTTCCTCGCCTTTGGCTCGTGCTTTTGCCAGAGCCTTAGGACTCAACTTAAATTGAATATCAATGTCCTTCAGGACATGCTGATCGAATTCGAATGCAACCTTGTTAGCACGATCAAGGTCATAAAACGCTCCTTCCTTATTAGGAGGATTCCCCTTAGAGTTGGGAATATCCGTAGCAACCAGATATCCATCTGAATACGGGGTTACTGGCTTCGGAGGAATAATCATGGGCCACTTGAATTCGAAGCAGTCCATAGTGTTAACCTCGTCCTCATCGAGGACAGCGTCACAACGGATATAGTCAGTCCCGTTGCGAGAAGTGACAATGTTAAGGATACGCTGGTTTTCGGAGTTGAGGAGGGCATTTGCCTTTTTCATCCCATCCTCCAGACCAAAACGATTAATGAACGGACCAATATACGCATTCTTCTGCATAGACTGGTACTGGCTCATGGAAGAGTGAAGCACACCAGCGATGAAAATGTGTTTCACAAACTTCGGTTCAACACCGATTTCTTCTGCGACCTTGGCACAGATTTCTTCGAATTGCGGAAGGTTTGCATGAAGAGCACCTTCCACATAAGTCTCCCTGTTCCACTTGGCGTGGGTCAGTTCGAACTGGCGCTGAAGTTCAGCAAGAGCTTCGCGGTTAAAAACTTTCTTTTCGCTCATTTTTAATCTCCTAAATAAGAGCAGAGAAGTCGGACTCGGAGTATTCCTTAACCTCGTCCTTCGGGGTGTTGCAAACAATTCTGGTGGTATCATTGATGTAATAAACACCATCTTCAGCCTGATCAGCCTTAGCCATGTAGCTCTTCATCAGAGCATTCTGCTGACGGGCAAGCTTTGCCCTCCAAGCAGGCATGGCCTTCAACTCCTCTTCGGTGTAAAGCTGCTTGGGGCCAAGCTTCAATGCTCCATTAACAAGCATGATGAAATGCCCATCAGGAGTCCTAAGACCAACCTGAACCGAATAGGGCGCTTCTTCATCACGCCCATAGTTCTTGGACTTAAAAAGACCAACAGAATTGGAAGAAGAACTAATCTTCATTCTTTTCTCCTCAAAATAGACTATCTCCATCGGACTATCCTTTGGTTCAAGTCAAACAAAAAACCCACCATTACTGGTGGGAGTGATTTCAGTGCAAAGCACTTAGCAAAGCCCTCATCTTATTCTTATTATTGAGGGCTTCACTCAGAGCTTTACCTCATCTTTTTAGAAAGCATCTGAAGACGTATAGCTTTCCTTCGATCATGCTCAGCCTTTTCTCTGAGTAAAGATCGAAGAAACCAATTTGCATCTCCAACTACTCCCTCATATTCATGAATGAGATCATTCTTAGGACGAGGCTGACAATTCCTCGTCATGTATGCAAGCTTCCTATCCTTTCGGGTTTCTTCGCACACCCGAATCTTCTTAGCTAGTTCAGTATTAACTTTACCGGCTAAAACTCTTTCAATTGCTTCCTGCATCCAGTCACCATACATCAAAGCTACAAAGTTAGGATCAAGCATTTTTATCTCCTTACTTGGACTATCTTAAATGGACTATCTATAACTTAAAGTCCATTAATTCAGCCCTAACCCTTAGAATTGTTTAATATAGGCCAATCCCATAAGCCTTCAGCGTTACAAAACACTGACTCATGCCCCCTGAGATTAACTCAAGGGGCATTGATCAGTGCTCTTCCCCAATTAAATAATGGGAAATAACATTGACAATCATCACGAGCAAAGGAAATACAACCTCACTCTGCTCAATGAGGATTAAACTAATACAGCCCAGAATAAACTGAGCTGTCCAGAACAAAAGTTCATCCGCGAGTTTGAACCATATAGGCGTACTCTTGGATAAACCGATACGCCTCTTTGGTTGCTTCCCCCTTTGGACCATAAAAACACCTCCCATCAGTTGTTGTATATTCTCTGTATGCTTTAGCACTTTCAGAGAAATATCTTTGTTTAATGATTACAGCTTGATACTGCTGACAGCAACCACCTGTGCGGCTTTCAACAAAAGCCACATAAGCAGTACCATCAAGGGCAGAAAAATGAATTCCACCCTTATTAGGTTTTCGTTGAACAATCAAGCACATAAAAACCTCCTTATTTGTGCAAATTAAAAAAGAAATAAGGACACTCTTTCGAATGTCCTTATTACTGGCTCTTCTATTTAACGTCTGAAGAACCAAAGAGACAGAAGGAACTAGCAATAATTAAACTTATGCATCTTCCTTATCAAATGAGTATATTTATTAGTTGTGTACTGTCCTCGATAAATCTCAGTTATCCACAACTTATACTCAGGCAACCCACTTTGAGCCTGTCTTACCAAGAAGTCAAACAGTCCTTTAACTAAAGTATCTTTTATGTCTTCTTGATTCCTCATGAAGTGAATCTGAAACATATCCCTTCTATCCATAAGAAAGATAGCGTGTCTCACCTCACAATAAACAACCACACCCCATTCAGGATGGCCATCCTGCGCCACCTGCTGAGTAAGCAAGGACAGCGCCCACATACCAAATTCAAACATATTTTCCATTTCACTTCTCCTTTAGAGTTAAACAAAAAACAATGAACACTATTTCTAATGTTCATTGGTTTTCTCTTTTAATTTATATACCGCTAAAAGAGTAAAAGCGGTAAAGTTCTAAGGCTTTTCCCACCAAAGGAATGCCTTATCGATCCCACGGACGTAAGAAAGAACACTTCCGTCCTCAAAAAGAAATTCCCTGATGCAGTCTTTTCTGCAAACTTCAAGAGTCCAAGTATTCGCAATCTCCTTAACGCAATCCCAGTCGTTTTCACGAGGAGCACGTTCCCCGTAATAAATTGCGGCGAATTCTGCCGAAAGCAGATAATCCGTCAACAACTCAGACTTCTGTTCGTATTTGACCATCATCAGCCAGAAAAACTCAGCAATGAAATGTTCCATTTCATTTCTCCTTAAAGGACTATCCCCTTAGACTATCCTTAACTTAAAGTCTTTGGGGATAAGATTAAACAAAAACCACCAACAACTTATTCAGTCATTGATGGTTCTCCAATTAAAGGTTAAACTTCAACCCTTTTGCTTGCACTCCTTAAAGCACAAGCAGAAGGATCCGCTTTTGATGAACCAGATGCGGTAACTGGTATTGTTTTAACTGTTCAATCTCCTCATTTCTTCCTTAACAGCGGCTTTCGTGGGCTTAATACCACGAGCCTTCAAATTTGAAATAGCTTGCGCCTTAATATCAGCACGAATAGCTTTCTGCTGATTCTGTACCAAAGCAATAACTTCAGCATCGGAAAGAATTGAATTTTCCTTATTAAAGTAAGCAGCCCATTCTTCTTCAGTATCAAACTTATGCAGACACCAATAATTATCAACGTCTTGCATTGCATGATAAACATCAGACCCTACACGACAAGTTACATCATTTTCATACCGATGAATAAAACTTCTCTGTGCCTCACGAATTGCTTTCAAGCCATCTTCTTCAGGCAATTCCCACATATTTTGAGGATCCTCAAAGCGAGCATAAGAACCATCAGCAAACTGAATGGTCTTGCCCCACTGGTCATAATAACTATAACCAGACCAGCGGCTATACGAGCAAACATTGCGTGCCGTTTCAAACACGGCAACCATGAAACAGTTATACCTCTGCCAAATAGCATTGGTAATGCTCTCGTTCACTGTGCAACGCTCATACACCCGATCAGGGTGCATAGCGTTACTATCGTCATCATAGATGACATTAACAGCTCTTTTCATTGAGCTGATAAAGTTCTTAGCCATAGCTGTCATGACCATCTCCTTTAAACATAGGATTGACCCATTCAATCCTTTCTATATGCATACACAAAGTACACATATAGAAAAGCCCTCCCACACACTTCTGCATGAGAGGGCAATGATTCACTTAAAACTAATAACCATACCATCCATGACGATTAAGCCAATCATGGTAAGATTCTGTATTAATAAACTTAACTTCTCCCTTCTGAACAGGCGTTTCCAACGCCTTTAAAGTTTGAACAATCTCCCATTCACCTTCATGACGAGCAGGGACCGCTTGTTCCATGCAGTCCCCGTAAGAGTACCCAGCGTACTCCTCGTCACATTGCATAAAGCAATGCCTGTCGAATTCCATCGACTTAATCAGATCCTTCTCAGCCTGCTCGGATGTTTCAATCCGAACAACTGCTTCTTCATTAAGAAACTCCTCAAGAAAATCATTCAGATGGCGGCAATGCTCAACCATCAGGAAAGTTCCCTTACGAGGTTCTGCAATGCAGAACCCGTAATGCTCCCAGTCCCCCCAGCAGAGGGACTCGACCACCACGAATGAGCGCCCCTCTTTCAGAGCATTTTGAATGCGTGCATTACGAGCAACAAAATCTCGTGCATTCCACTCAGGAATGACAAATTCAGACATAAGTCCTCCTTTAAATTATGAAGCCAACCAATTTGACTCCTTCTTTATGCACAAATCAATGCACATAAAGAAAGACCCTCCCAACATATTTCTATGTGAGAGGGATCTTGGCTGTCTACAACAGTTACTTGTGGTTTACTTTCCACCAAGTAATTGTTGCGCCTTCAGGGAGCTGGGACGCCCCCTCAGAAAGACGAGGACCAGTGTACTGGCCCACAATTAAAATGTCGTTCTCACCAAAAACATAAGACACCCGATTCATCGGGATTTCAACCCCAAGAATCGAAGACATTACTCTTGCTGTGTCGGGATGACCGACACAAGAAGTAAAAGTCTCAGTAATCAAAGCCTTCACCTGCTCAACAGAAACAGGTGCAAACGCCACTTCATGAATGGCCTTACTCAACATATTAATGCTGAAAGCATTACCAATAACAACAGCCATAACTTACTCCTTAAAAGTTAAAAAGCATACCTTTTTATTCAAAGATAGAAGGTACACGAACTATCCTCAGGTATTTACCTGACAAATGATCCTTTAGTGGATCAACCTCCCATGATTAAAGAAAGTTCATGGGAACAGGGTTATTCACCCTTTATGTTTTAGGTGGTTACACTCTCATCTATTTCTAGACAAGAGAAGACCACTTTCATTAGTCCAAATATTTTTATTATTATTTTGAACTAGTGAAAATAGTCTTTAGTTCCTTCTTAGCAGATAGAAGCATGTTTAGTTAAAAACTATAACTATGCCCTACTTACATAGAAAGAAACTATGTTAAAGAAAGAACTATCTTTTATATTCTTTCTATATTAAAGAAAGAAATATATAAAGAAAGAAAGGAAGACTATCTTTGTTAGACTATCTTTAACAATCCTTCTTTTTTATTCCTTCTTCTCAAGAAAGGTTTTACTTCACCTCCTTTATTTGTTTGTTAAAAACATTTCCTCTTTTTAGGAGAGAAAACACTTACTCTTACCCACTCCTTTGAATGGGTAAGGTAAATGTTTTCTTTTTTATCCTTCTTTTACTTCTGGGATATCAAAGAAGAGTCTTTTTAGAACAGACTCAGTTGAACAGGCTGGGATTCAATTCCTTCCTTATCCTTAGCGATCTCTGCACGCCAACGATCATTCTGGCGATGCCAGAAATACAAGCCAGCGTCAGCACTGTCAGCAGCCTCGATAGCCACCTGAGACAGGGTGTGGTTCAAAACCTGAATCCACACCAACGTCAAGAAAGCAGCCTCAAACGAGGCATCCACGGACATGTGGGCGAGAGCCCACGATTTGCCGAAAAGGTTCTTATGATCCCAAGCCTGCTTGAGCTGGCCATACTTGACCTGAAGCTGAGAAGTCTGGGTGGAAGAAGCGGACGTGTTGGTAGTCGTACTCATGGTACAATCCTCTAGTGATTGACACACTGGGACTAGTGGCCCATCCAGAAGGCCCAGAGTGTCGGTTACAAAGTAGGGGGGGGGGGATACTTGTGAAATGGGTGATCCCTACCCCCCTACACCAATACACCTCTCCTTACAAATGAGATACATTTCGTATCTGTCCCATTTCTTTCCCATTTTCTTATATAGAAAATAAATCTATATAAAGGGTCCCCACCAAATACCTTCTAGAATCGCTTTAAAGGCACCTTCCTGCTTCTCTTTCCTTGGTTCCCTAGTAACCCTATTACAAGGGTACCTGATGAGCATAGAGAGCCATTTAATTGACTTCCTTGGTTCAATAGAAAATATTTATCATTTTCTTTAATTGGATATAATCCTTCTATTGTTTACTTAAGGAACAAGGATGAATGAAATCACTCTCCCTCTCTTAAGAAGGGCTTTACCTAAGAATTTAAGACACAATGCCTCTGAAGAACTTGTGGATAAACTGAATAACATCAGCAAGGATCCAGAAGTAGCAGAGCAGATAAGAAGCAATTACATCAACTACACCTATGTCCTTCAGGAAGGTAAGTTTGATACTGATGAATATCTGAATGCCATCAAGTACATCAGCTTTAAACTGATGGGTTTAAGCAACAAGGACAGTTATCTAAGAGCATTCCCAGACAAGTATGCTGATCTATTGGCTAGAGGTGCTACTGAAAAGGATATAAGTGCCTATGTAGCTTCCTACAACAGGGGAAAGCTTGTTAATCTGGTTCTGGAACAAACAATGGTTCCTTCCTGGATCCTTAATCAGGATATCTACCAGAAGGCTATCAATACTCAGGCTAGATTAATGTCAGGAGCCAGATCAGAAAGAGTTCAGTGCATGGCTGCTGATAGTTTATTGAAGGCATTGGCTAAGCCTGAAGCAGTAGCTCCGATGATCAATATTGATATGAGAAAGGATTCTGGTCTGGAAGATATGAAGAAAGCCTTGGTTGATCTGGCTAAGAAACAGCAGGAATTGATTGCTTCAGGAGCAACTACCAAGGAAGTCATTGAACAAGAATTGGTAATGGAAGACGAAGATGAGTAGCCTAAGCAATGGATTAGATGTTTTTAACAGGTTAGCAGGAAAAAATCTACAAGCACGAGCAATAAATGTTGCTAAAACAGGTGCTCCAAATGCTGCTCTAGACTTAGCAACAAATACTCCAATGCCTGTTGAAATTGCAGATAAAGTAGCTACCGACTTAATGATTACTAAGGCATTAGCTCAAAAATATGGTCCTGTTTGGAATGGGATCAGAGCAGCTTCAAAATATGCTCCCAGAGTAGTAGGAACAGCTTTTAGATTGGCTCCACCTACAGCACTTGCCGCTAATCTTTATGCCATTGGTTCAACTTTGCATGATTTTATGCAAAATCCAGAAAATGTAAAAGAAGTTGAAGCGTTTAATTCAATGGTTAATAACATAAAAGATGGCTATTAAGAAACAAGATCTAGATACTTGGTTAGACCAAGTAGATTATTCATATCTGAATTCTTCCAGCTATATTCCTTCTTCCTTTGCTCTAGGATTCATGAACTTTATTAAGTTAGTGAATGGAACAGAAGGGGAGAGCCATAAGACACCAGCAGTTCATCTGGCTATGCTGGATAAGGTAGTTAGTGGAAATGAATATATTGCCAATCTATGTTTCAGAGGTGCAGCTAAGACTACTTTATTCATGGAGTACTTTACCCTGTATCTGGCAGTATTCCATGAAATACCTGGGTTTGGTCCTGTAGATGGAATGATCTATATAGCTGACTCAATGGAAAATGGTGCAAAGAGTGCCAGAAAGAATATTGAGTTCAGATATGAACATTCAGACTTCCTTAAGGAATGGGTGCCAGAAGCAAAGTTTACTGATGCTTATCTGGAATTCAGAAATAAGGAAGGAAAGCAGTTAGGGGTTAAGCTGTTTGGTGCTACTACTGGTCTTAGAGGTACCAAGATATTTGGCAAGAGACCTGTTTTATGTGTGCTGGATGACCTGTTAAGTGATGAAGCAGCCAACTCCCAGACTGTTATGAACCTTATCAAGGATACAGTCTATAAGGGCGTTAACCATGCTCTGGATCCAACAAGAAGAAAGGTTATCTTCAATGGCACTCCCTTCAATAAGGATGATATTTTAATTGAAGCTGTTGAATCTGGTGCATGGGATGTAAACGTATGGCCTGTATGTGAGAGGTTTCCATGCAAAGAAGAACAGTTCAAGGGAGCATGGCCTGATAGATTCTCATATGCCTATATCAAGAGCCAGTATGACTTGGCTCTGAAGACAGGAAAACTGAATGCTTTCTATCAGGAACTGATGCTCAGGATTACTTCCGAGGATGAGAGACTGGTTCAAGATTCAGAGATTAGATGGTATTCCAGAACAGAGCTTATGAAAGCTCCTTATAGGTATAACTTTTATATTACTACTGACTTTGCTACCAGCAAGAAACAGACTGCTGATGATTCAGTCATAAGTGTATGGGCTTATAACGCCAATGGTGACTGGATGTGGGTTGATGGTATTTGTGAGAAGCAGACAATGGATGTAACCATCAATGATCTGTTCAAGTTTGTACTGGAATACAGACCTCAATCAGTAGGTATTGAAGTTACTGGTCAGCAAGGGGCATTTATTCAATGGCTGGACAAGGAACAAATGTCCAGAAATATATTCTTTAATTATGCTAGAACCAAGAATCAGCCTGGTATAAGGCCATCCATTGATAAATTAAGCAGATTTAATATGGTAGTTCCTTGGTTCAAGGCAGGAAAAATAAAGTTTCCTGAAGAAATGAAGGATTCTATAATTATGGGTAAGTTTATGCAGCAGCTTAAACTCACTACTAAAACTGGAATCAAAGGACATGATGACTGTATTGATACTATTTCAATGCTTGGTTATATGGAACCTTGGAAACCAGCTGATACTCCTGTAATCCTTGATGCTCAGGGAAAGGTTATATATGAAGATGAGTATCAGGAACCTATTAATAGAATGGATTCATATATTGTATGAAACTTAGAGAGTTTCTTCAGCAGCTTTCCTATGGAGAGTTGAGCAATACCAAGATTGGATCTTCTGGATCAGGAGAGATACAGACAGATAAACTGCCTGTAGTTATCAATTATATTAATGAGGGGCTGTTAAGGCTCTATTCAAAGTTTCCTCTTAGAAAGAGGATTCTTTATTTAGAGTTGAGTGAGTGGAGAACAGATTATCCCCTTACTTATGAACATGCTTATTCCAATGAAGAAAGCACTGAAGAAAAGTATATCTTCGATGTTGGACATAATAAATTTGAGGATGATGTTCTTAAGATTTATGATGTCAGAACTTCTAGAGAAGTACATCTGCCCATTAATAATTCTGATGATCCTTGGAGTGTATATACGCCTTTATACAATGTCCTTCAGGTCAGAAGACCAGTGGGAGATCATGTCCTTCTGGTTAGGTATTGGGCCAGACACCCCAAGCTGACACCAGAAGATCTGGATGCAGAGATTATGCTTCCAGAGGTTTTGGAAGGTGCTTTAAGGGCTTATGTGGCTTTTCAAGTTCATTCAAATATGAATACTCAGGAAGCTGTGGTTAATGCACAGAAATTCCAAGCCATATATGAAGGAATAATTCAGGATGCACTTATAAGTGATTCAATAGGAGTTACCGAGAGTACTACTGGGTTTAAATTTAGGAAGAATGGCTGGGTATAAAAATATTTGCCTAGGCAGAATTTTTAAATATACTGAAAGAAACAAAATTAAGAGTTTCAAATGGAACCAAGATTACTAACTGAATTTCCTCCTTCACCTCAGGGTGGAGTACCTCCAAGACCCATGTATCCTCATAGCCATCCTTATGGAAGCAACCAACCTGTTCCCATGATAGATCATGTGCTGGGTGAGTCTTACTATGTAGTTAAGACTGTTTACTTCCATCTGGCACAAATGCAGGAGTTCCTTGAAAAGCTGGATATTGCTGAGGAGCTTAAGGAAACCTTGGAAGAAAAGGTTCAGGCTGCTCAGGATACCCTAAGAAGTTTTGATGCTCTTTATGCTGATCTTCAAAATCTTTCTGATGATGCCAGAGAAGATTTTAATAAAGCTCAGGAAATTTATAACCAGATCCAACTGGTTAAGGTTCGGGCTGATTCAGTTCAAGATGTTCTGGATGAAATTAAGGATCTGAGCACCAAAATTGAATCAGAGGTTATGACCTTTTCTGGACTAGGTTGTGTTCAATCAGTCTGGGAAGCAGATACCACTTATGGTGAGGGTGCTGAAGTAGAGCTGGATACGGCTTACTTGGTTGGCAGAAACCATTTGAGACTTTTCTGGAATGGTCTTGCTCTAACCATTGGCGAGAATTATGAGGAAGTTGGTCCTGTTGATCAGCTTTCAAGAACAGTTAAGTTTCTTTTCCAAGTCCAAGAAGGTGATGTTGTCAATGCTTGGGTGGCCGCTCTTGGTAAACAAGAAGTGGCTGAAGCTGTTGACAAGGCTCAACAGGCTCTGGTTAAGATCCAAGAAGTTATTAATAGTGCCGCATTTCTTGAAGGTAACCAGATTTATCGAAATGGGAATGAAGGCAAAGAGAATATTGCTCCTAAGACTTCTGCTGAGAATGTTTCCATTATTAATGCAGAAGGCGAGGAGTCTACAGTATTGGCTGAGATTACTGTCATAAATCAAAATATCCAACACATTGATTCTGAAAATATTAGATTTAAGGGCATGTTAACCTCAGCTAATAACCTTCCAACTACAGGTTACCGGAGAGGTGATCAGTATTCAGTTGCTGAAGCTGGTACTTATGCTGGCCAACTATGCGAGGTGGGAGATACAGTGGTTTGCATCAAGGATTATGAAGAAGGTTCAGCATCCAATGCAGACTGGAACATTACGCAGGCAAATATGAAGCCTGCAACCGATGAACAAATAGACGCTATTATTGAAGGATTAATCTAATATGTCTTTTAGTTATGTTACCCCTGGTAATCTAGCCCGCTATGCTGCCGGTGTTACTACAGCTCTTGGCACGAAGCAGGACAACATCGAGGATCTGGCTACCATCCGTACTAATGCTGCGACTGGTGCTGGTCTGAAGACTAAGGTTGATGGTATTGAAACTGCCGCTCAGGTTAACGTGCTTGAGGGTGTCAAGGTCAATGGTGTTGCTCTGACTCCTACGAGCAAGGTCGTTGATGTGACAGTTCCCACACAGCTTTCTGATGTGGCTACTCAGGCTCAGCAAGATGCCGCTAACTCCGGTATTGATGCTACGAAGAGAGCCGCTTATGACGCTCTAGTTTCTGCTGATACCCTTGCTGAGTACGGCATTACTGACGCTTACACCAAGACCGAGATTGATGGTCTTATTGCTTCTTCATTCCACTACAAGGGTTCAGTTGATACGTATGCTGAACTTCCCTCTTCTGGTCAGGCTGTGGGTGATGTGTGGAACGTGGCTCAGGCTAATGTTGCCGCTAATGTTAAGGCTGGTGATAATGTGGCTTGGAATGGTACGGCTTGGGACGTGCTTGCTGGTGTGGTGGATCTTTCTGCCTATACACCAACAGCTGATTTCGTTCCGATGACTGATGCCGAAGTTGACGCTCTCTTAGCTTAATAAAACCTTGGGATGAGAAGTTTAGGTAATTTCAAATGACAGTTAAAATAGTTTCACCTGATAATCTTGAGCGATTTGCTCAAGGAGCTGACGAGAAGTTTGCTGAAGCTTCTCATACCCACCCAGGTTTAATTCCTTCCGGGGGAACTGAAGGGCAAGTACTTACTAAAACATCTAATGGATTTGATTGGGCTAATCCTACAGGTGGGTCTAGTGGTGAGTATTTACCCTTAAGTGGTGGTACACCCACAGGCAGTATATATGCCACTCCTGCCTATGATAGTACTCTTCCATATTATGGAAAAGTTGCTTTTGGTACTAAAGGTAAGGTTGCTAAAGGTACCATGCCTACTGAACCTGAATATCATACTATGTTTGCTGCTGCTGATAGTAGTGGTGATTTAGATTCAAATGCACATAAATATGGTCAAGTTGAAGTAACTGTACCCGCAGACGGAAGTACTAGACTTGATTTACAGGTATTTAAAAATGAAGCAGGTTCAACTACCTCTACAGCACTTTCTGTAGGGTTTGATACAAGTGGTAATGCTTATACTGCCGCACCTACTCCTGCTTCTTCTGACAATAGTACAAAGATTGCTACTACAGCCTTTGTTAATAACTTTTTACCCAAAAAATTATATGGGTATGGTCTTCCAACAAGACAAACATCCGCTAACGTACTTTTCGGTGATGGCTGTGCCAGAATTATTCAAGCAACATCTAGTATGTCTACGGGGAAACCCACTTTTAATGGCACGGCGAGAGATTCGGTTATTTTAGACATGGCCTGGGACAACACTGGTGGATATGATGTGCAGCTTGCAATAGCTAACACAACAGGTGAAATGTCCGTCAGAGGGGGGTCAGGGAGTTCGAATTGGTCAGCTTGGAATACTGTGCTCACAAGTGCTAATTATAACACTTGGGCTGCTGCTAAATCTCATGGTAATCATGTTCCAGCAACACAAACTGCAAATAATAAAGTATTCTTAAGAAATGATAATACGTGGCAGACTATAACTCCTGCCAATATTGGGGCAGCAGCTGCTTCTCATACTCATAGTTATTTATCTACAAGTGGTGGAACAATTTCTGGTTCTCTTACTGTCACTGGTACATTAAAAGGCGGAACAATTCAAGCTACCTCAGATATTCGCAAAAAATCCAACATTGTTGCGATAGATGATGTCGATCTGCATTCTATCAAAGCTTATGAATATAACCTTGAAGACAACAAACGCAGATCTACTGGTTTGATTGCGCAAGAGATTGAGAAAATACTACCCACCGCTGTTGAAGCAGATGAGAAGGGTTTCTTAAGCCTTGACTACAACGCAATAGTTGCTGTGCTAGTTAATAAAGTTAATGCTCTAGAAGCTAGAATTAGTGAGTTAGAAAATAAATAAAGGATTATCATGGGATTTCCTAATATCTGGAAAATATTATTTCAGGATGAAGGCAATACAAGAATACTAAATTCCAGTGTTCTTCCTAGTGCCACAGGTACTTCCAAAGGTGCTGTATTACTTTCTGATAAAGCTTCTTCTAGTGATGTTGCTAATTCAGTAGCAGCTACCCCTAAAGCAGTTAATGACTCAATAAATAATTCAGCAGTTAAATACTCTGTTTCTCAGGCATTAACAGATGCTCAAAAGGAACAGGCGAGAAGTAATATAGGTGCTCCTAATGCATCATCTGTAGTTACTCTTTCTACTACACAAACTATTTCTGGAGCCAAGACTTTTAGTGCCAGTCCAGCTGTTCCTACCCTAGCAAATTTAGATGATAGTTCAACTAAGGCTGCTTCTACTAAATTTGTACAAGATGCAATTAATGCTAAAGCTCTTCGATATGACTCAATGCAAAATCTTACTGAAGAGCAAAAAGCATTGCTTAGAGAAGCCATAGGTGCTGTTGAAGATACTGAAGTAATTCATAATACTGGAGCAGAAACAATCAAAGGAATTAAAACCTTTGAATCTTCTCCCTTTGCTCCAACACCAGATACAACTGATAACAGTACTAAAGTAGCTACTACTGCTTTTGTTAAAGCTAACGCATATACCCATCCTACTTCTTCAGGAAATAAGCATATTCCAGCTGGTGGGTCTAGTGGTCAGATTCTTAGATGGTCAGCTGATGGTACTGCTGCTTGGGGTGCTGACAATAACACTACTTACACTAACTTTGTTAAGTCTGGTTCTGGAGCTAAAGCAGGTCTGGTTCCAGCCCCATCTACTACTGCTGGTACCACTAAATACTTAAGAGAAGATGGCACATGGCAAGTACCACCTGGTACAACTACTACAGATACAAAAAATACTGCTGGTTCTACTAATAGTACTTCCAAGTTATTTTTAATTGGTGCTACTTCTCAGGCTGCTAACCCTCAAACATATTCTCATTCAAGTGTTTATGAAACTAATGGAAATATGTTTGCTGCTTCTTTCCAAGCAACATCCGATTTAAGAAAGAAAGAAAATCTTAGAGAGATTAAGGATATTGATCTATCTTCTTTAGGTACTTATTCCTATAACTTTAAAAACGATAAAGAACATAGAAAAGTAGGTCTTATTGCTCAAGAGGTAGAAAAGATTTGTCCTGAAGCAGTTACTACTGATGAAAATGGATTTAAATCCTTAGATTACAATGCAGTAATTGCATTATTAGTTGCTAAGGTTAATGCTCTTGAAAAGCATTTAAAATAAATTTTACATATTTGTTTTATGCAGGTACTATAGTAACAGATTGGAAGAAGATTCCAATCATTTTCTTAAACTCTTATTTATATTGAAATAATATGAGTGAAAATATCTCTGTGTTACCCACTGGTAACAATGATGGATTCCTAGGAGGTGGCCTTGGTGCTGGTCTTCTAGGTGGTCTTTTTGGCGGTATGCTCTTCGGCAGTGGAGGCTGGGGATGGGGTAATAGGGGCAATGCTGGCACTGACTCTACCCTTCTTTCTAATCAAATCGCCCATGCTGATGATTCTGCTCAAGCTGCTCAATTAGCTATTCTTCAGCAAGCCAATAACTCCAACATGTTTGCTGGCAACCTGATCAATCAGACTGGTGATGCCATTGTTGGTGCTATTGGAGGTGTGTCTGGTCAACTCTGTGGCATTAATAATAATATTACTACTCAGGGCTATGAGAATAGACTTCAGAATCAGCAACTAACATCTCAGACTCAAATGGGCTTCTGTGTTTTGGGTCATCAGATTGCTGATGAAGCCTGTAAGGGCAGAGAACTCCAGAGAGAAATTGCATACGAGAATCTGCAGAATCAGTTAGCTGATGCTAAGGCTAAGATTTCTGCTCTTGAAACAGAGAAGAATCTTACTGCTCAACTGAATGCTCAAACAGCATATTTGATTAATCAACTTAAACCAGCTACCACTACTGCTGCTGGATAATATATAATAGGGTACCTTCTGGTACCCTATCACAGTATCATGGCTATAACAACACGAATTTATGCTAAAAATGGTAAGGATGTCGGAAGCCTTTTTTACGTTATTTCTCCATCTGGCGACTACAGACGTGCAACTACATCTAACATTAAAAATTCAGCAGGAAAGGATTTAGGCAGTTATTTTGCTCCATATGGTTACTTTGATCATCCCGCATCTCCAGCCGCTACAGGATTTTTAATTGCTTCAGGAAAAGACTTAAATCAAATTTATGACGGTGTGGATGCTTGGGATAATTGTGATTGTGATGGCGATGACTGTGGAGATTAATTTAAAGGTATAAATTATGACAGAATTTAATAAAAAGTACTCTATCACTCTTAGTTTCGATATTATTAGTGAGAAAGAAATTGAAGATCTTCTTAAAGACATTAAACAGCAACTTATGCCTACTGGTAAAGTTGTAATTATTCAAGACACCCGTACAACCACTTGGATTGATCCATCTACAACTCAGCCTCAAAAGTATGATGATAATGGTGTAAGGATTCTTGAATAATGAACTATTCTTTTACTGTTGTTAATTCTAAAAATCAACATTATTTAGGATTTTATGATGTTGAGAATGGTATTTTAGTTAGTGAAAATAAAGGACTCACATTTCCAAGTAAATCCAAAAATGTTACTAAAGAATTATCAATAGTTATGGGAACAAACTGCAATTTAAATTGTGAGTATTGTTTCCAGCAAAAGGATAGAAAACTTTATAAACCCTCAAAAAGCATGAAAGTTTCAGACATTGAGCCTTTAATTCAAAAGCTTAAATGTCTGGATCTTTCTGCTGTAAGAAGAATTGTTCTTTGGGGAGGAGAACCATTACTTTACTTTAAAGTAATGAAAGTACTTTCTCCAAGATTAAAACAAGAATTTCCTTGGATAAAAAAACACTTTTTTAGTACTAATGGATTATTGCTTACGCCTGAAATTATAAATTGGTGTTATAACAATGATATCCATTTTCAAATTAGTGATGATGGGGATAATAGCTTTAGAGGAAATAAAGCAGTAAATAAATTACCTCAGATTAGACAAATGGTTAAGGATTTTCTTAATGAACATCCAGATGCCAAAATATCTGTACATTCTGTAATTAGTAAGAATAATCTAGATGTTAATAAGATTGTTCAAACAACTTTAGCTAATTATGGAGAACACATTGGGGTAAGTTTTGCTAGTTTACATAGTCCAACTGAGGCTAAAGTATTGCCAAAAAGTGCATATCTTTTTACCCCAGAAGAAATGAGACTTGTTTATACATCAGTATTTAAATTATTAACTGGGCCTCAAAGAGTTCTTGTGGATGATAAGTATCTTCAGTATGCAAGAAAATTATTTACCTCAAGACAAAATACACCATTTGCCTGTCCTTCTGGAAATGGTAATCAAATTGCCATAGATGGATTCGGAAATGTATTTCCCTGTCGTAGTGCTCCTTTTGAGGCTAGAATAGTTTTAAACGATATCAGCAAATATCCTCAGCATTCTTGGCGAGAACTGACTAAAGATCACTTTACTCCCACAGATGCTAGAATTCATTGCAAAAATTGCCTTATAAAAAATGTTTGCTGTGGTTTATGCAGTATCGTACCAAATCAATCAATAGATCTACTCTGCAATAGTAGTTTTGCATTTTATTTTGCGGCAACACAAGCAGTATTAAAGAATCTATTTGATGTAACGATTACTGAAATCATTGATGGAGATGAACATTGCAAACAAATGTTTAATTTACTGGGAGATCCTTTTGCGTATGATCAAGCAGTAGAAAATTATGCTAAAGTTAAAAAACAACAAATTCAGATACAGGTAGCATAATGGAATCAATTAGTGAATTTATAGCTAAAGGCATTAAAAATTCTTCCTGCCAAGCAGAAATGGATTACTGGTTTAAGTATGCTAAACAACAAAAACTTAAATCTGGCACTGTAGGTAGATTTGAAAGTAAAAAATACATTTTTAATGACAATAGCATGTTATTAATGTATTTCCCAGAACCCTATAAATTTGAATTTCTTCCTAAAGCGAAATTTCGAGTACAGGTTTCAGGGGTTGATAAAACTTGGCGACTAATCTAATTTTTAAAAGTGTTTTATAATAGCCTCACTTATTTAAGTGAGGTTTTTTATGTATATCATCGTCTGCCACAAAGAAAAAGAAGATAAGGATCAGAAGAAAGAATTCTTCAAGAAAGCTTCTAAAATTCTTTGGGATCCCCCAGAGACTTGGCACTCTTTAATGGGTACTCCCAACAAAATTATTGATATGGAGTATCAAGAGTTAAAAGATGCTGAAACTAAGGGAGATGTTACTAAGTGGAAAGAAAACCTTTTTCATTTAGCAGCTGCTTGTAATTTAGCTAATCTAGATACCTATCATAAATAATATGCATACTTATTCTTCTATGAGGGTTCTATCTCAGTTAAAGGGTGTGGAACCAGTAAAGGAAATAACTACAGACGATAACATTACTTTCAAGTTAGTTAAGTCTGCATTTGATTCTTCTATTGGTATTCCAGACCCTACTCAGGTATTCTTTACTGATGCTTGGTGCAAGGAATATCCAAACACTAATGGTTCAGTTTGGTGTTATTGCTGTCAAGGAATCAAGAGACCTTCTTCAAATACTGAGAAGCCTACCCTGGTTCTTTACACTTGGTTCTCCACTCAAGGAGATCCTTCCTTTAATCCAAGTACCATTACTAGGGATGATTGGTTAAGAGCATGTGTTTATGCTTATCCATTATCCAATCATAGAAATGCCATTTTCAATGGATTGTGCGGAGTTTCTTCTGCACCTAAGCAATCTTTTGAAGAATCCCTGATTTCCTTACCTGCAAAGGAAAATGCTAATAATGGTGTTTCTTAGTCACACCTTTGAAAAGTGTCTAATCTCCTACGATAATTTTACTTTCCTAACAGCAAGCATCCTTGATCCACGTCAATTCTTGTTAAAGTACTTGTGAAATTGGGCTAAGTTGTTGATTTAGTGAGGATGTTCGAATCCTCTCACCGGCACCACAAATTCAAAACTTCAATAAAATCAAAGGACTCCTAGTGAGTCCTTTCTTTTTATCCATTGCTTTTGATGCCCTATACTGGCTCCATACTGGTTCACAGGAGGAATAGCATGGCATCAATCATCAAAACCAGATCAGGTACTTACGGAGTTCTCTGGTACGTAGACAAGAAACAGAAGCAGAAGAACTTCAAGACAAAGGCAGAAGCCAAGAAATTTGCTGCTTACCTTGAACTTTCTCCTACCAAGAAGGAAGAAATCCTTACAGTCTCCTCTCTCTTGGTTCAGTACAGAGACACTGTTACCATCCATAAGCTAGGTGCCAGACCTGAGACACTTAGGATCAACAGATTCCTTAGAGAAGAGTTTTCCAAGAAGCTGATTTCTGATCTCACTTCCAAGGACATAGAAACTTACCTTGGTTCAAGAAAGATAGGAAGTGCTTCCATCAGAAAGGAACTGACCCTTTTGAGCACCATCTTCAACTACTTCATCAAGGAAGGATCCATATCCAAGAATCCCATAAAGGATATCTCCAGACCTAAGGAACCAGAGCACAGGGAAAGAGTATGCTCAGAAAGTGACCTAAATGCTCTTCTAAGAGCATCTAAGTGGTCAGGTGGTACTACCCCCTTAAACAGCACTCAATTAACAATAGCGGCCTTTCTATTCGCTTGTAAGACAGGTATGAGATCCGGAGAGATTCTGAGGATAGAACCATCATGGATAGAAGGAAGGGTCATACACATTCCAAAGGAAGCTACAAAGACCCAATCCAAGAGAGATGTAGCCTTATGTGATGAAGCTTACAGAATCCTTTCCCTGGTTCGTAAAAGAGGTACTTCTCCTATCTTTGATCTACAGGATGGAACCAGAGATGCTCTATGGAGAAGGATAAGAGATAGTGCTGGTCTTGGAGAGATAAAGGATTCCAGAGGAAGAGTCATTCAGGAAGGATTGAACTTCCATGACAGTAGAGCTACTTTTTGTACTTGGGCTGCTTCTAAACTTAATGTTCTGGCTCTAGCAAGACAGACAGGACATAAGAACTTAAAGATGCTTCAAAGATACTATAGAGCTTCAGCAGAAGAAATAGCTAAAGCCCTTAATTAATATATATATATATAAAGAGAAGAGAGTGTAGGAACGAGCTTTGGTTTACCAAAGCGAAGTTCCGTAACTCTCTTCTCTTTTTAATAGAGTTTGATATCTTCAAGATTCTTGTTGTTCTGATCCAGCCACTCTTTAAGTTCCTTCTTGATAACTCCCTTGCCAGTCCATTCAATGCCAGTAGGGGTTCTGTACTTGATCCTTGCAGGAGTTCTGGTTCTTCTTTCTTCCATTGGTTCAAATCTAAGATCTGACTGTTTGATTCCAATGGTATCAATCACTTCCTGAACGTGCTTTACTGCATTTGCATAAAGCTGCTTCTTCTCTTCATCAAGAGTCTGCTGTCTTTCCATGAAGGAAGCAAATTCTTCCTTAAAGTCCATAAGTATCTCCTAAATTGGTATTAGAAACCCCACTGAGAGGGGAGCTAATAATTATGTTAAAGCATTGTCAATTAAAATCTTTGATCTAAATCAAAAGATATGTAGAATTAAGGATACTTTTAATTTAAGGAAAGAAAGTGCTTTTAGACGAATATCAACTGAATCAAGTATTCAAAGCCTTTCTCCAAGAATATGCATTAGCTAGGGCTATCAATCCCCATCCTATCTTTGAATCACACAAGGGTGGGGTAGCCTTAACCAAGAGACTCTATATGTGTCTTCTGGATCCAAAGTGGGAATACCTGAACCATGATGGAAAGATAGATTGTGAAGAGTTAATCAAAGAAGCTATGCCTTGCTTGGAGAAGGGGATCAAGATTGAGGGTCTTAACTACTGGCTCTCTGATAAGGATATTCCAATTCTTCGGAAGATCTGCAATAAATTATTTAATTAGCAAAATAATAAATATAATGAAAGCAAGAGGTTAGCAATTCCTCCGAATTAGGCACTCATTGATTAACTTTTTATCCGTACAAACAATGTCTGATTTAACTGACTACACAGATGCTACGTTAGCAACAGTGGGTGCTAAATGGGGTATGGGGGGAGGTGCAGTGACCTCAATATTTGGGTGCTTATCTCAAAACGACATACTGGTTCTAATTGGTATTGTTACTACTGCTCTGGGCTTCATAGCTAATATTTATTTTCAATTAAGAAGAGATAAGCGTGCTGCTGTTGAACATGAACTGAGAAAAGAGATTCTGGAGAAACAGCTGAAGGAAGTTTCAAATGGAAAAGAAAACAGTAGTAACAGCAACAGCTAGTGGAACTGGAATCATTGGTTCCATATTAGCTGCAATTATTTCTGTTGAAGGAATTTATTCCAATGATCCTTACGACCCAGGTCAGGAAACTAAGTACGGGGTTACCCTGAGGGTCGCAAGAGATTATGGATACAAGGGTGAAATGAAAGATTTCACTCTTGAAGATGCATATTTTCTATATAACAAGCTATATGTTCAGGAACCTAATTTTGATCTGCTTGTTGAGCTGGATCCCGCTGTTACTCATAAGCTGGTAGATGCTGGGGTAAATGTAGGAACCAAGAGAGTCAGCACTTGGTTCCAGAAGGCTCTTAATGCCTATTCCAACAATGGAACTTCCTATCCAATGATTTCTGAAGATGGAGTTATTGGAAACAATACCCTTAATGCCTTCAAGAAATTAAGATCAATCAGGGGTAACCAGCAAGCCTGTGAATTAATAATAAAAGCCTTGGACAGTTATCAGGGTTCTTATTATTTGTCCTTAAAGAATCATGGAAGATTCATGGCTGGATGGCTTGGTAAAAGAATCCAGAATATCCCTCTGGATCAATGTAAAGAATATAATCTCCATATTACTCCAAGGGATTAACTATGAAGATTACACAAGATAAATTCTTAAAGATTGTTACCAAGCACTTATATTCATTGTCCTCTAGAAACAATGATGATCCTCCTCCAGTCATGTATGAGGCAGTAAAGCCCATGCTTTATGAACTGATTCCAGTGATGATGAGAACTGGTGTTATGGATCAGGACCATGTTATTGATGTTGATAAACTTGAGAAGAGTCTCAAGGAATGGTTCTCCTATATGCCTATTCTCAATATTCCCTTTGGTTCAGGAAAGATTTCCATTGATGCTGGCATGGTGAATAAGTTCTTGGAAGATGTTAAGAAGGAATCTTTCATAGAAGAGACTCTTGCTATTGAGAATTAATAATGTCTGTTGCACAAAAGAAACTAACCGATTGGGCTAATGAACCATCCTTATCTGCGCTACAAGAAGATTTCAGGGCTACAAAGCCTAGCCATGATATTCAAATGGGCAAGATCAAGGAATGGCTGGATCTGCTTAATGTTGAAGGCCCTGAGAAACCTAGAACTAGAAGAACCAGATCTCACGTTCAACCCAAGCTGGTTAGAAGACAGGCTGAGTGGAGATACTCAGCACTGTCTGAACCTTTCTTGAATACAGATAAAGTCTTCTCAATTACACCAAAGACCTTTGAAGACGAGCAGGCTGCAAAGCAGAATGCTCTTCTTCTTAACTGGCAGTTCAATACAAAACTTAACAAGATCAAGTTTATTGATGATTATGTAAGGGCTATAGTCAGTGAAGGAACAGGCATTGTTAAGGTATCTTGGGTTAGAGAAACTAAGCCGATTACAAAGCAGGAACCGGTTTTTCAGGCTGTACCTGTTCAAGACGAGCAGACCTTGCAAATGCTTCAGCAGGCAATGCAGTTGTCTCAGGCTGATCCAAGAACATATGAGGAAACAGTTCCTCCGGAAATAAAGTATGGTGTTCAGGTAGCCAATGAGGTTTCTGTGCCTGTTATTGGTCAAATTGTTGGATATCAAGAAGTTCCTGATGAGGAAATAGTCTGCAACCAACCATATGTTGAAGTAGTCAATCCAGCCAATGTTTATATTGATCCATCCTGCAATGGTGATGTTAGCAAGGCTATGTTTGTCATTGAGTCCTTTGAGACTTCTTATAGTGACTTAGCTAAGGATGGAAGATACAAGAATCTGGAATATATCAATTGGGATGAAGTTGGCAATGAAGATCCAAACCATGTCTCAAATACTCCTGATGAGTTCAATTTCCAAGATAAGGCCAGAAGAAAGGCTGTAGCCTATGAATATTGGGGCTACTATGACATTAATGGGGATGGTTCATTAGCACCTATTGTTGCTACTTGGATCAAAGATGTGCTTATCAGGTTGGAGCTGAATCCTTACCCAGACCAGAAGATTCCTTTTGTTGTGGTTCCATATATTCCCACCCTAAGGGGAGTTTATGGTGAACCAGATGCTGAACTTCTTGGAGACAATCAAAGAATCCTAGGTGCTGTTACCAGAGGAATGATTGATTCCTTGGGTAGAAGTGCCAACTCCCAGATTGGATTTGCCAAGGGAATGCTGGATCCAGTCAATAAGAGAAGATTTGAGCAAGGTGAAGATTATGAATTCACCCCAACAATCAATCCACAGCAAGGTGGTTTGATTGAGCATAAATTTCCTGAACTCCCTCAGTCAGCAATTCTTATGGTTCAAATGCAGAACCAAGAGGCAGAAGCTTTAACAGGTGTTAAGGCTTTCTCTGGTGGTCTTGCAGGTGATGCCTACAATACCAAGGTTGCTACAGCCATTAGAGGGGTTCTGGATGCTGCTTCCAAAAGAGAAATGGCTATCCTTAGAAGATTAGCCAAGGGTATGCAGGATATTGGCAACAAGATTATTGCCATGAATGCTGTATTCCTTTCAGAAAAGGAAGTTATCAGGGTTACCAACAGACAATATGTTGAGATCAAGAAAGAAGATCTTAAGGGTGACTTTGATCTGGAAGTGGATATTGCTACAGCAGAAGAAGACAATGCCAAATCCGAAAATCTGGCATTCCTTCTCCAAACCATTGGCAATAACATGGATCAATCCATTTCCATGATGATCCTTGCTGAAATTGCTGATCTTAAGAGAATGCCTGCTTTGGCAGAAAAACTTAGAACTTGGCAACCAGATCCTGTTCAAACTCAGATGCAACAGCAAATGCAACAATTGCAGATTGAGAATCTGGCTCTTCAGAATGAGAAGCTTAAGTCCGAGATTATGGAAAATCAGGCTAATGCTCAGAAGCTTGGTGCTGATGCTCAGACCAAGGCTATTGATGCTCAAACCAAGTCTGTTATTGCTCAGGCTACATTGCCATCCCAGATCCAAAAGACAATGGCTGATGCCAAGTTAACTGAAGCCAAGGCTGTTAAGGAAGATATTGAAGCTCAAGCCAAGATTCTTGATACCCAGATGGATCTTGATGGAACCAAGCATATTAGAGAACTTCAGAAGATGCAGGCTCAAGCTAGAGGTTTACAGGATCTTGAAGTGCTTAAAGCATTGGGTAAACCCAAAAAGGAAGGTGAATCAAAACCTGATATTGATGCAATGATTGGGTTTAATCATATGACTGATGTACTTGAGAATGGTGGTATATACTAAATTAATTTGTTTATAATACAAATGTTTTATATACTTTAAAGGACCAATCTGAATGTCAGAAGTCAAAGAAATGGAAGATTATATTAAATCTCTCCAAGAAGATATCGAAAGAAAGCAAAAGGTTGACAGGTTATTCTGCAATCAGGATTTCATAGATATTATTAAGAATGGATTCTGTAGAGATGAAATGATGAGATATCAAACTCTCTCAGTTTCCGAAAAAGTTAAATCTGAAGAAAGAGAACTCTTTCAGAAATTAGCTGGTGCTAGTGGCGTACTTATTAATTATCTCGACTTTATCACCCAAAGAGGTGTATTAGCAGAAGAAGATATTGAAGGTGCTAAAGACAATCTGGAAATGTTAAGAGCTAGTAAGGAGTCAGATAATGAGTAAAGACTTTTTCACAATGTCAGATGATGAAATTATGAACGAAGCTCCTCCTGCGGTTGAAGAACCACAGACAGAACCTCCTGTTCAGCAAGAATCTGAACCACAGCAACAGGCTGAAGCCAATGAACCAGCACAGGAACAGAATGAACAGGTTCCTCCTGCTGGTGAAGAACAGAATTCTGCTTCTGAAGAACCAGAAGCAAATGCAGAAGAAGAAAATCCTCCTGCTCAGAATGTAGAACCTGATTACAAGAAGTTCTACGAAACAATGATGTCTCCCATTAAGGCTAATGGGAAGACAATTCAACTGAAAGATCCTTCTGAAGCCATTAGGCTGATGCAAATGGGTGCCAATTACACCCACAAGATGCAGTCTCTTGCTCCGTACCGCAAGAAGATGGCTATGCTTCAGAATGCTGGTCTTTTTGAAGAAGATAAGATTAACAATCTTATTGATCTGGCTCAGGGTAAACCTGAAGCCATTGCCCAGTTCCTAAAGGATCATAAGATTGATCCATTGGATCTGGACATGAGTGATACAGCTCCTAAGTACATTCCTAGCAATCATGCAGTTACTGATCAGGAGGTGAATTTCCAAGCTATTGTGGATGATCTTAAATCTACTCCAGATGGCATGGAAACTCTCAAACTAGTTCAAAACTGGGATCAGGCTAGTTTGGATGCTGCTTGGCGAGATCCGACACTTATTGGGTCTATTCATACTCAACGCAATAATGGCGTTTATAAGACCATTACTGATGAGATGGAAAGACTAAAGGATTTAGGACAACTGAATCCAAATATGCCATTTTTACAGGCATATGAAGCTGTTGGTAATATGCTTATCCAACAGAATCAGGCTCAGATGCAACAGATGCAAAGAGTTCAAGGACTTCCAAAGGGAACTTTGAAGCAACCCCAAACCAACAATGCTCAAGTTAAAGCTGCTGCCCCATCAGGTAGATCTAAGAAAACTAACGTTAATTTCGTAGATCCGTTCTCTTTAAGTGATGAAGAGTTCGATAAACAATTTAAAGATTATTCCTAAAGGATTATAAATTATGCCATTTACTGGTCTACAATATGATCCGGGGTATACAGGCGCTAACGCTGGCAAGTCATCTATCGACTATGCTTCTCCCTCGGATCAAATGAACACTTTCTACTGGCTCCGTAAGTCTCTTACGGAAGCTCGTAAGGAAGCCTACTTCACTCCTCTTGCTGACAGCATTGGTATGCCCAAGCACTATGGCAAGAGAATCAAGCTCTATCATTATCTGCCTCTGCTAGATGATCGCAACGTCAACGATCAGGGTATTGATGCTTCTGGTGCCACCATTGCCAATGGTAACCTCTATGGTTCCAGCAAGGATATTGGTGTCATCAAGGGTATGCTCCCTGTGGTTGGTGAGAATGGTGGCAGAGTCAATAGAGTTGGCTTCAGCCGTACTGAAATTGAAGGTACCTTCATCAAGCTTGGTGTCTTCTATGAATGGTCTCGTGAGTCTCTGGAGTTCGATTCTGATTCAGAACTTCGTGGTCATCTTTCTCGTGAACTGATGAACGGCATGGTTCAGATGCAGGAAGCCATGCTCCAGATGGATCTTCTTGATGCTGCTGGTGTGCTTCTGTTCCCAGGTGCTGCTACGGCTAAGGATGAGGTTACTGCTTCTGGTGCTGCTCCTGATATCGTCAACTATGACGTTATCCGCAAGGTTGACCAAATCCTTGATGACAATCGTTGCCCGAGAAGCACGAAGATCATTGATGGTTCCCGCATGATTGATACGAAGACGATTCCTGCGGCTCGTATTGCTTATGTTGGTTCAGAAGTGGTTCCCCTGCTTGAGGACATGGTTGATAAGTTCGGCAACAAGGCTTTTGTTCCAACTCATCAGTATGCCGCTGCTACCAACATTCTCCGTGGTGAAATTGGTTCTATCGGCCATCTGCGCTTTGTGCAGGTTCCTGAGATGCTCCACTGGGGTGGTGTCGGTGCTACTGCTACGAATGGCGATGGCTATCGTCAGACCAATGGCAAGTATGACGTGTTCCCGATTCTTATCGTTGGTTCAGAGTCATTCAATACCATTGGCTATCAGATGAGCAATGCCAACTCCGGCAAGTTCAGCATCATCACTAAGGTTCCGGGCCGTGATACTGCTGATAAGGATGATCCTTATGGTGAAACTGGGTTCTCTAGCCTGAAGTTCTACTATGGCTTCCTCTGCAAGAGACCTGAGCGTATTGCTCTGATCCATACAGTGGCTCCTATCTAATAGATATTTAATCTGTTAGAATAAAGGGTGGTTTAAATACCACCCTTTAATTTTTTATACCCACATAGATGAGGTAAGATAATAATGGACGAAGAAATCATCCAACAGCATGATGAAGAACTGGCTCTGCTTAAGGAAAGGGCTGATCTTCTAGGCATCAAGTATTCCAAGAATGTTACTCTTGAGACTCTAAAAGCCAAGGTTAATGCTAAACTTGAAGAGGCAGAAGTTAAGGCTGAAAGCAAGGTTACTCTCAAGGAACTAAGAGATCAGAAAACTGCTGAAGAGACTAAGTTGATTAGGATCCGCCTGGCAGTTATGAATCCCAATAAGAAGAACTGGAGAGGTGAAGTTATTACCATTGCCAATCCTGTTATCGGTACTGTTAAGAAGTTTGTTCCATTTGATGCCAGTTTTTATGAGAACGGCTACCATGTTCCAAACTGCATTTATAAGGCTCTGAAGAATAGAAAGTTCCTGAATATCATTACTGATCCAAAGACACATGCTCTTAAGGGTACTCAGTATGTTCCAGAGTTTTCCATTGAAGTCCTCCCTGCTCTAACTCCTCTGGAGCTTAAGAGACTGGCTCAGGATCAGAGAGCTGGAAACAGAATTGACTAAATAAATAATTATTTATATCATAAACCATAAAGTTAACTCTTTATGGTTTATTTTTTATGTCCCAAATTGATTATTTAAACGGATTAGGTGTTGCTGGAGCAACTACTGCTGGTACTGCCGGTGGGTTAGGAATGGCTTTAAATGGTGCTTGGGCGCCAGCTGGTACTATGGGTACTGCTGCGGCTGGTTTAGGTTTAGCTGCGGCTCCCATAGCTATTGGAACTGGAGCTGGTCTTTTAGGTGCTGTGTCAACAGATAATTATGCTCGAAAACAAGCAGATGGGTATGATTCTTTACTCCCTGATTATGTTATTGCACAGCGAGATGCTCTAAGAAAGTGGAGAGCCAATCAAGCATCACAACAAGCAGGTTCGGGCAATTCAATGAATCCAGAAATTACTGCTATGGAACAAGCTGGAGCAACTCCAGAACAAATTGCAAAAGCACTTACCCCTGCAAATGTTGAAGAAGAAACTTCAACTGTTAGTGCGACTGCCCCAGCTGCATACTATCCAACATACAATGCAAATAGAGAATCTGGGCTTACCTCTGTTGCTAAAGCATATAAAAACAACCCAGCAATGCTGAAAATGCCAAAACAAACTAAAAAAGCTGGGATTACAAATGCAAACACAAAAACTACCGTTAAAGTTCCCGCAAAACAAAATGTTAAAGTTAACTCTCTTGACTGGCTCAATGATTTATTGCCATTATTAGCCGCTGGTGGTTTAGGATACTTAGTTGCTAGACATTAGTGCTTTGGCACTAAATAACTTATAATAAGTCCGTTTTTAACGGACTTATTTTTATTTATATTATGGCAATGAAAGAAGCTGAAACCAGAAGTATTGAGATTCTTGAGAATATTACTGCTGGATTAGATTTTACAATTCCTGATGTGGATTTTGATGATGATATCTACAATATTCCTCAGGAAATTATTGATGCTTTAAGAACTCCTCCTGATAAGTTAACACCAGGATTGCTTACTGAAAGAAAGGTTGATGGCAATGGCATGTTTGACCAGCTGATGACTGCTTTCAAAGTACATATCATGGAGGAATATGATAGTGGAAGAATCACTGGTGCTGAATACACCAAAGCATATATTGCCCTGAGCCAAGCTGCTCTTCAATATGCAGTTCAATATCTTCTTGGTAGGGACCAGGCTTACTATGGTGCTCTAAGTGCTCTGCTACAAGGCTTTGTTACTGGCATTAATGCCAATATTGCCAAAGTTCAGCTGGCTATTGCTCAAGCTCAAGCACACCAGCATAAAGCTCAGTATGCGGGTACAGTACTTGCTCTAGCAGTTAATGATGCTCAAAGAGATCTTGTTGGAGAACAAACTAAACACGCTATTGCTCAAACTGCTCTAGTTGAAGAACAGCAGGAACAAGTTCATGCTCAGACTTCAGACACCAAGAAGGATGGTTCTACCAGTGTTACAGGTATCATGGGTGGAAACATCAATCTTCTGAAGCAACAGAAGATTCTTACCCAAGAACAGACTGAACAGACCCATGCTCAGACTTCTGATAAGAGAATGGATGGCACAACTCCTGTTAGTGGTTATACAGGCAATCAGAATAGTCTTCTTAAGATGCAGGTTCAAGCATTCAAGAATGATGCTGTTCTCAAAGGAGCCAAGGTCTTTGCAGACTCTTTTGCTACTCAGGCTTCTATGGGTACAGCTACTGTAGCTGGTACAGGACTTGATGCGGCTGGTGTTAATAGTGCCATTACCAAGCTTCAAGCTTCTATTACTAAGAACAGCCAGTAATGGTGAATAATGGGCCATAGTAAAACAGTAACAGAGACTTATGTAGACTCATTTTCCTATCCGTTATTTAATGCGGATGATAGATTAAATTCCTACTTAAGTGCTGAATTAGACTATACATCTAACAATGAGATTGAACAATCGGAATACATGAAGAGGTACTACACCCCAAGTAGATTCCGAAACTATAGATCATACCTTAGATGGTGGGAAAATCATGGAAATGCTGATGTATTTGGAAGAATACAGGCTACTTTTTATGGTGATCCAACAGTAGATAATTTAGTTGTTACCAATGCTATAAAACCCTATGCCTACATGAAAGAAGGTGCTAAAGACTTTTTAGTCTATAGCACCGCTTTAAACTACTTTTCAGAAGATGCCTGGATCAAGCATCTGGCAACTAAGCAAGGAAAAGCCTCTTGGGTCTATCAAGAATTAGCATATGCCTATACCATCAGCTTTCCTACTGATACAAGCATTAAAGCTACATTTACTAAGATTCCTGATGCAGATAAAGCAACTTATCCAGACCCTAAAGACTGGGTGGTGGAAGGATCCTTACCTACTTATACCCCTAATAGCAGGTTTCTTGAATGTGCATATTCCTATGCCATTACCAAAACAAGACAAGAAACAATCATCGGCAAAGATGGAAAAGAAGTAATTACTACTATTCCATATGATGAAAGACATTATGGGTATTACACCTATCAAGAAGGTTCTGGGATACCCAGACTGGATTCAATAATTGCCAATAGTGGTACTCATCCCAGCGGGACATTCTTTCCTGTTATTCCAATTAGAACCAATACAGCATGGTATACGGGAGATAAGGCTAAAAGAATTAGTGATACCTTAAGGTTCTTGGAAATCTATGACAAGATTAAATATAGGCCAGATCCTTATACAGCTTTAAAAAATAACTTAACCAGCAACATCAATGAAGGGTCTATAGGAGACATAGACTATATGACTCTGGTTCATGGGGTTACCCTTAACTCTCGGAACCAGTCAGATCTAAAGTATATGTACAACTTCTTTTTAAATCTTCATGTTAATGAAGCATTATCAAGAGGTGAAGATCCATTAGAAGTCTGGTCACCAAGACCTACTTATGTAGGCAGTAATTATTTTGGAGCATTTATTGAAAAATGTGTTCATAAATGGAACACACATGATGGTGGTAAAAAAATCTGGAAAAGAATTAGAAATATTGATAATTCTTTCCACCATCATTTAAACATTACATGTGCCAGTACTAACCTTAACTATGATTATTCTTGGGCGCAGTCTCAATATTTTGAAGCTAATGGTAAATTCAGACCTGATGCTAAAGTAGGTCAGTATGGGGTTTTAACAGGTACTTATAAATATACTTGGACTGAAATGGTTCAAGCATATGATTCTGATGGAGAACCTTTATATCACTGGGAAGGTAATGATGATAGTGGTGAATGGACCCCTACTCTTGAACCAGAAGAACGATCAATTCCATTTACTTTTACCCTATTTTGCTATCAGGTATCTGCTGATAGATGGCACTTTATTGATTTTGTTTGTCTAGAACTAACAAATCATATCTATGCCGGTAAAACAATTATAACAACGGCATATGAAGCAGTAACAGATAACTCTCAGACTGCTTCAGTTACTCATGACTTTACTAATGACTTTGCTTATGACCAACTCTATTATGATGAAATAGAGCAAAGAAAAAAATACAGGGAAGGTTGGGACTGGAAAAGAATTTTTAGTTCTTTAGTCAACTATATAGTTTCGCCAGAAAAAGAAGTAGCTAAAGATTTTAGAAAAGATAATCCAACCAAGTGGCTTAGCTTAACTTTCAAGTATGGAACAGGATTGCCTGATTCCACATCCCCATTCATAGTTCCATTTGAGTTAAACACTTTTAATGAAGTGGGTGCTAGAACTCAGATGGATATTGTCAATGGTGGGTTGTTTTTAGTTTGTAACTGCTGGGTTCAAGTTACCTATAAAAAGAAATGGTATCAGAGAGGTATTTTTAGTTCTTTTGGTGGAATATTTGGTATTGCGTTAGGTATTGCTATTGCTCCAGCAATGCCTATCATAGGAACAACATTAATTACAGTAAGTACTGTTGTTGGTTCAATTGCATTAGGGGCAAAATTATTAACAGCTGCTCGTAAACTTTTAACTACTATTTTTGGTGAAAGAATTGGTGGTTGGGTTTATTCCATTATTAAAGCTGTTGTTATGGTTTTGGTGGCTTGGTTTGCTCCATATGCTCTTCCATTTGTGGCTGCTGGTATATCTGCTAGTGAAACATATGCTCAAACAGGAAGCCTTTCTAAAGCTCTTGGAGCAGGTATTATTTCTGGTGTTGCTGCTTATACCGCACAACAAGCTTTTATATATGCAGGGGAAATTGCAGGTTCTCCTTATACATCAACAAGTGTTGTTTCAGAAACTGGGGAAATAACATTAGAAAGTATTAATGCCTCATTAAAAGCAAATTCTTTAGCTTTTAGTGAAACTTTAAAAGCTATTTCAAGTAATCTTGAAGCCACTATGGTTATGGCAGGAGGTGCTGCTTTAGCTGGATTAACTCAAGGTTTTGGGGGAACTCTCGTTAATGGAGGATCTTTTAAAGATGCTTTAAAATCTGGGTTGATATCTGGTGGTATAGCAGGTATCTCTACATTTGCTTCCTTGGGTGGAATGAAACTTGCCCAAGAAATGTTTACAGGAGCAGACGATAAATTATTAATAGAACTTTCTCATGGTTATTATGCTGAAGAAAATATTGTACAAGGTGAAGAAATACTTGGTGGATTAGCAAATATTAACTATGGTGTTATGCAGGATCCAACCTTCTTTGACCAAGTTGGGGGTCTAATTAGCAAAAAACTTTTAAATATGAACTCAGTTACTGAGTTTGTAAATCAATCTCAAGAAGCTAAGTACATGAGAAGATTAGCTAGACTTGAGAGTGATTTTGCTGAATTTAATAATGCTTATAAGAGCTACATGGATGTTTTAAACACTCTTAAAAGTCAATTAACATCTACCGCATCAGCAGAACAAGTAGCAAAAATGCAAGCATATCTAGGAAAAATGATGACCCAATTCCCAGATGTTTTAGGTCATCTATCTCCTGACGATTTTCTTCAGTTTGCTTTAACAGCAGATCTGCCAACTGCTTGTGTAAGTACTGTGAGTACTTTTGTTACTGATAAATTAACAATTCCTGGATATTCCCCTGAAATGTGTTTTTATGATCAGCAGTTTTTAGCTTGGGCTATCAATGGTGAAGAATAATTCAGAGATTTTAGACTCAAGCAGTATAATTGAAATACCTAAACATGTTTAGAGATTACTACTATGAATGAAGAAGAAAACACTGGCAGCTTTTTAGATTATCTTGGAAATGGCGTAGGTAAAGCGTGGAATTTCTTTACCACACCCATTGGAACTGGGGATAATGCCACCACCCCCCTGCAAATGTTTGCTCCTGCTGTGCTAGGAGGCATAGGTCTTATTAATCAAAATAAGTACAACAAAGCTGTTCTAGCTAATGCACAACAAGCAGTAGAAAATCAGTGGAAACTCGGTCAATATAATGCACAACAACAAGGTATTGCTTTTGGTAATAATCTTCTGAGTCGTAATATGGGCATGAGTGCATTTAATCCAGAAGCAGGCAAAGAGCTCGCTCAGAATAGCTTGGCGTCTTTCGATCAATTGGCACAAGCGGGTCAAAGAATTGGTCTTAACCCGAATGACTACAGCATTCAGAGAAACAGACTCCAAACTTACGCATAAGGATTCACAATGACTTCATATATTGATTTACATCCTTTTCATGATGTAAGTGTTAGCCCTGCCGCTGATATTGCAGCTGCTAATATACAGGCAGCTATTGCTAAAGAGAATCCTTGGCTTAAAGCAGCTAGTATGTCTGATAACATACTTGGCAAACTGGCTAAAGCACAGGAGTCAGATCTTGAAGCTAAAGCTGGAGCTATTCTTTCTCAACTTGGTTCGAAAGCAGTAGATAAAGTGGATCCAAGATTACTTGGATCTAAATCTGTTCAAACTATTTTAAAGAATCAAAGAGAACATGAATTAGCAGACAGTGGAAATCAGTTGAACTGGGCTAAGTTTAAAGAGGCAAAAAGAGTTACTGGTTTAGCAGAACAGGCAAGTCTAGGTATTGGAGATTTAGAAAGAAGACTCAGAAAGTTTGGTCCTGATGGTGTTGCTATATACTTAGATGCGGCAGAAACACTAGATAAATTAAAGACTAATCCATACTTTGCTGAAAGAGTTGGTGACTGGCTTAATAATAGGCAAGTTGATATTAGTGCTGTAGGTGAATCTGATGATACAGTCACAGATCCTAGACAAATTCAAGCCAGTATTAATGCTTTACGTGCTCAAGCATTAGCTAGAAAAGCTGAAGCTGAAAACGAAAAGAATCAAGCTCTACAAGCTAATAGGGCGCTTTCTGTTGATAATAAAGGAGATATCACAAAAAAGACATCCAGAGAAATTGTTGAAGAATATCTTAAGCAATTTAATTATACTGGACAAGATGCTGAAGATTTCCGAGAAATTGTTTCTCAATTCTCTAACTCACTTGTGGGTGGGTTAAAAAATAGAGGAATTAATATTGGAGATACTGAATTAGCGCACGCTTTATTAACTTTTGGTAAAGCTGGTGATTGGTCTTGGGTTCCATTCTTAGGAAGATTTTCCAATTATAACTTTGATCTAGATGCTGCTATGGATTATTTCTCTGGTGCAAAAGATCCAAAGACAGGAAGATATACTGGAGAATCAGCAGCTACCAAAGCATTAGCTCAATTAGAATCTGCTACAAGAGCTATTCAAACATATGATCAAGCTTCTAAGGTATATGATCAATTAGTCACATATAATAATCAAATTGAAGCTATTAAACAAACCCCTTATGGAAATACTCCAGAAGGACAAGCACAAATTAAAAGAATGCAGAATAAGATACAACAGTTAAAACAGCAAAATATCATTAAATCTGCTAGTGCTTCTAACTCTGTAAAGTAGCCTTCATACCAGTCATCTGTTAAAATAGATCCCACTTAGTTTAGCTAATGTGGGATTTATTTTAATGTCTGAATCTGAAAACTATAAAGCCGCCTTATCTGTTATTGCTCCTGAAGTTTATGCACAGCAATATGGTCAAGAAGATCTGGCTCATCAACAAGCACTCCAACAAGCAGAATCAATAGTTCAAGCAGATGCTCTTGAATCTGCTGGTGTTACTAATCCTATCGGGGATGCTGTTAAAAATATAGCTTCTGGAGCCATTACTGGTCTTACAGGAACTGCCGCTTTTGGTCTAGGCTTTACTCCCTTTAGCGGAGCAGCTGAAGCTGCTTCAAGGCTTACCAGAGCTATTCAGGATTTCTCAGATAACCTTGGTTCTCCTGCTGAAAAGGCTAGATCCAGAGTCTATGCCAGACAAATGGGGGAAATCAAAGATGACCTTAACAGAAAATATGCTGATAAGGTTGCTAGAGGTGAAATGTCAGAATCAGAAGCAAACTTTGCCAAAATGGGTGAAGAGTTTACTGAGTCTGCTAAAACTGCCTTTAGAACTGGTAACTATAAGAAGATAGTTACTGAGGGTCTTGGTTCTCTAGGCACAGACATTCTTATGTCTGGTGGTCTTAGATCTGCTTTTACTACAGCAGGCAAGATAGCCGCTAAAGGTGGATTCCTTGGTTCAGCGGCTGAACAACTATCTAAGGCTGCTACTGCTACTAGAGCGGCATCTGCGAGACTTATTGGAGCTAAGAGAACTGAAGCTTTGGCTCAAGGTATCAGAGCTAATGCTCCCTGGATGCTTTCTACTGGTGCTCAGGAAGGTGGTGGATCTTTTGTTGAGCAATACCTCCAAGGCTTGGAGATGAGCTTTGAGGAACTTCAAAAGAACTCCCCAGAATTCAGAGAAAGAGTTGCTGAACTAGAACAGAAATATGGCAAGACTGCTCAAGAAAAACCTGAAATTCTTCAGGAAGCAAGGCAGGATGTTGCTCTAGCTGCTGCTAGAAGATCCAGTGCAGGAACTGCTGCTACTGCTGCTGCTCTTGGATATATGACAAGATGGGCTGAAAGACCTTTCAGTTCATCAGCAAGTCCTATGATGGGCAGATTAGCTGCTAAGAATGCAGGATTTGCCAAGAGACTCCTTGGTTCTGCTGTGGAAGGTGGAACTGAACCTCTTGAAGAAGGTCTCTCTGAAGCATCATCACAATTCTTTGGCAATTTGGCTACCAGAGAATTCCTCAATCAACAGCAACAACTTCTTGAAGGTGTTGGTGAAGCAGGTGCTCAAGGTGCAATTGGTGGTCTTGGTATTTCTGCTCCCCACATGGCTGTTTCAGGCATTGGAGAAGGTCTTACGGCTGTTGGCAAGGCTGCTTCTGCTGGAGCCAGTGCTGTTAATGGGCTTTTTGATGCTAAGGATGAACGTAATAGACAAAGAGAAGTTAAAGACTTCATTGGTTCAATAGATAAATCCATTGCTGCTGGAAAAGCCGCTGGAAATAACACCGCAGAACTAGAATCCTTTAAACAAATTTATCAGGAAAGCCAAGAAAAATTTGCTAAGTCTAGGGAAATTGGTGGTAAGACTACTGAAGCGGCAATGCAAAGCCATGCAGAAGCACGAAAGGCTAAGCAATGCTTAGATATTCTTATTGATAATCTTGGGATTACAGGTCTTTCTGATGAAGAGCAAAAAGTCTATAGAGATCATTTAGAAAGTCAAAAGACTCAAATAGAAGCAGATTTAAATAAGTATTCAACATTTTTGAATAAAAAACTGGATGAGCAAAGAAGTACTTATAAAGAAGGTACTCCTGTTGCAGATGATCAATTAGCCAATGAAATTAAGATTTACCAGATAAAATCTACTGGTGAAGATCAAGATACTAAGGATGCTTTACTACAGGAATTTCCTGCACCATTAGTTAATACTTTAAAGAATATTGCAGAAAATCCTAATCAACATGATCCCAAGTTAGTTGAAGAAGTTGCACCAATTTGGGGCGAATATACTGATTATGACCGTAGAGCTAAAAAACAAGAAGAAAAAAGAACTCTAGAACAACATACCAGAGATTTTGATCCTGATGAACGTATTGTCATAGACGAACCAGAAAGTTCTGTTGAGGGAATTTCTCAGCCAAAAGCAGGACCAGTATCCAGGGTTACTTCAGTACCTACTTCTCAAACAGGGGCAAAGGAAGCTTCTACTTCCGGAATACCTGTTCAGAGTAATCTTACTGAGGCTCCTACTGTTCAAACCCAACTACAGCAAATTACTCCTATTACTGAGCCAAAGAGGGCTTCTGTTAAGGATTATGACTTAGCATATGCTCAGAAGCATGACGATATTATGTCCCGTTATAAGAATGGGAATATATCTAAGGAAGATGCTGGAAAAGAAATTGATTTAGCTTATGCTGATTTAATTAATGCTGAAGCACAGGATTCAAGTAATGCTCTAACTCCTGAGCAGAGATCTGATCGTACAAAGATTTCTAACTTTATTAAGCAAAAAGCTTCTGAAGGACAAACTTCAGAACAAATTCATTCCTCTAAGGAATATAAAGAATTTGAACAAAAAGTAGAGAATACTAGTAATTCAGTCCCCTCCCCTACTCAAAATCAGCAAAAAAATACCACTAGGGGGGTAGAAAATAATGAAAATCTTTCTGAAACCACTCCTGTACAAGAGAGTGGGGAGGATAAGCTATTCTGGGAAAATCGAACAGATATCCCTGAGAGGGATTTAAAGCTCTTAAAGCAAACAGATGAAGATATTGATCAGCGAGTTGCTGAGAAATACTCACACCTAAAAAAGGATGCACAAGAAAGTATTGCCAATACCTTAAAGCAGAAAAGAGCAAATCTTATTAAGCAATATGCACAAGTATCCGAACCAAAGAGTGTTGGTCCAAATAAGTATTCAGGAATAGCTAAAAAGACTCCAGAAGAGCAAAAGAAATTAATCAAAGAAGCTGTTGCTGACTATGCTAAATCTGAGTCTACAACTCCGCTTACTAGACTATTTATTGCTCTTACTGAAATTACAGATGAAGACAAATTAAATAGCCTTCGTGAGAGTTTTGAGCATGAAATGGAAGTTCAGGGATATACCTATGAGGAACTTCCTGATGGACAGTTTGTTATCTCTAAATTAAGTGATAAAAAAGCTAGATCCAGTTTTGCAAACCAATATAAAGAACTGGCTAAAATTTTCCAACCAGTAAGAAGATTTATTAATTTTTGGAAGCCAAACACAGATATTTATGCTGTTTGGCATAAGCTTCTTACAACAAATACTTCAGATAATGATCCAACCATCATTGCTTTAGCTAAATCGCTTGGATTTACCAATGTTCAAAGATTAAAAGCCTCTCTTGGCGAAGCCCATAAGGATACTTTTGGATGGCCTACAAAGACAGATACTATTGCCGATCACATTCTTAAGTCACTAAATCCAAAGGGACCTCTTGGTGTTCTTATTACTGAAAACATGAATGAACACCTGAAAGCTTTGGAAAATTATCCATACGTTAAGAAGTATCTCACAGGTGTGCTTAAAAATGGTAAAGATGGTTTCTTAGGAAATTCCAAAGATATTTTAAGAATGACTTCTGTTCAGATGATTTCCAAGGTTAATACCTTGGTTCATGAGATGACAGAAGAAGAACAGGATACTTATTTGCCTGTTCCATCAAGCTATATCTTCACTAATGATGAGGGTAAACTGCACTTCAAGGGTCTTCCTCAGCAGATGTTCTTTGCACACTTAAAGACCACTGTGCGTAAGATGTTTGGAATTGCTCCTGTTAACGATGCCCTGGAAGAAGATGTTGATGACTTCCTTACAGATTGTGCCAAATTAGTAGCAGATACACTACTTAGTGCAGGAATTATTAAACAGGAAGAAGAGACTTATCAATGGCAGGATCCTAGAGATACTTCTGAAATTCATACCGAAACGATTAAGACTGTTCGTTTGGATCCAGCAAATGAAAACTATAAGTTCTTAAAGAATCTCTTCAAATCCAGTAAAACTGGTAATAAGAGAATGATTCTTGAAGATATCATTGGGGAGAACTTTAAAAATAGAGTTCACTTTTTACCCCCTGCCATAAGAACTACATTTAATAGATCTAGCACACCAATTACTAACAAGCAGGCTCTCTGGATGGCTGAAGAGAACCAGATGGCTAGGTATGTTGATACAGATACTCTTAACTTCTTAAGATCATTTGATCCAGAATCAGGTGGTAGGGGTGCTGTATACCTAATGAAGCAGGGTACTGCGGTTGATATTGATGAACTAAGGTATAGAACCACTAAGGATCGTATCGCTACTCTTAAAGGTCAAAGACAAACCATTGATCTTGCTTTTGAGCGCATTGAGACTGTTGAATCAATGGGTAAGGATCTTGCTACTACAGCCCTCTATTCAGACCATACGTTAACATCCAATGGTCGATGCTTAGAAATTGGTTCTTCTACCTCTCAAAATGATAAGACAGGTAGAGCACTGGTTCGAGTTGCCTCTAAACCTATTGATCTAACAGACGAAGATGACCTTCTTCTCTATAAGAAGGGTCTTGCTAATGCCTTTGGGGAATCAACAGAAAAAACAGATAATTCTGAATATATTGAAGATGTTGATAACTTTATTAAATTAATGCAGGAAAAGAGGGAACTGAGGTACAGAGTTCTCAATGCTGTTAGAGAAACAGGTAAACAAAGATCTTTAAATGATCTAAAGCAACTTCTATCTGATATTCAAAGTTTGGATAACCCATTTGCCGCTTCCATTGGTTCAGGCAGAGATTGCTTAGATAGTCTTAAAGCTTTCATTGATCTATGCCAGTATGCCAATGTTCTAGACTCTTTAAACAGAGTAAAAACTAGACGTCAACAAGCAACTAATAATGAAAATTTTGAGTGGTCAGATGAACTTACTGATGCAGTTAATACTTTAACTGAGTCTCTCGCTGATTGGTATCCAAATTTCCAAGTTGGTACTGATGCTGCTACCTCAGGTCCTGTTAACAATGCTGTTGTTGATACCAGAGGTAATGGCATTACTTCACCCGCCATGTTAAAACTAGGCTATAGAGGTGGTATTAACATTGGCATGGATACTTCTTTAGATAAGCAGATTTCTAAGGGAATTTCTGGAGAAGAACGAGAAAAAAGAACGTTCCTAGGTGAAAATGAATCTGATATCTATACTGAAGCAGCTACCAAGACTATTAAAGAAGAACTGCAAAAGACTATTGCTTCAACAAATCCAAAAGAAAATAAACGATTTACTGCTCAAAAGGCTAAGTATGCTAAGGATACGATTCAATCATTCCTAGATCTTCTTAAGGAATTTGGGTATGTTAACTTCAATGTTGATCCAAAAGACAAGTCTTTAGAGAAGACAGCTGAATCCATTGAATTTACCCGTAATTTTGTTAAGAAGCCCGCTCAGGCCATTAACTATAGTTCACACCTTAAAGGAACTACTAGAGGTCTAGTTGATGCTATCCTGAATCAATTTAATGCTGAAATATCTACAGCATTGGAAAAAATTTGTGCTGATGGTATTCAAGCTAAGGAAGCCATTGCTGATTACAACCGCATCAGAGGAATGCTAGTCAACATTCTTACCTATGTTCATACCCCTGAAAAGAATGATTGGGAAAAACTAAATGATGATCAGGCAAAGAAATTTATACTGAAGAATCTAAAGAATCTTCCAGTAATGGATGATTGGCTGGCAGAAAAACTTCAATTAGGTAATTTCTCTGAAAATGAGCGTGGAAACATTCAATTAGAGTATCTCTCT